AGGGATCGGCAAGAGCACCTTCGGCTCGCAAGCACCCAAGCCGATCTTCGTGCAAACCGAAGACGGACTCGACGAACTCGATTGCGACAAGTTTCCGTTGGCGACCAACTACGACGATGTGCTGACCGCGCTCACCGAGTTGAAATCGCAGCCGCACGATTACGAAAGCATCGTGATCGACTCGCTCGATTGGCTGGAACGCCTGATTTGGGACAAGCTGTGCGCCCAAAACGGCGTGAACAGTATCGAGAAAGTTGATGGCGGCTACGCCCGTGGTTACACGCACGCCCTCACCTACTGGCGCGAAATCATCGACCAATTGAACGTGCTTCGCAGCGGGCGCGGCATGGTCGTGGTGATGATCGCGCACAGCAAAGTCGAGCGGTTCGAAGATCCCGAATCGAGTCCCTACGACCGCTACTCGCCGCGACTGAACAAGCATGCGGCGGCGCTGATGAGCGAGTGGTCGGACGCCGTGCTGTTCGCGACGCGGAAGATTCGCACGCAATCCGAAGACACCGGTTTCAACCGCAAGCGGACCATCGCCCACGCGATCGGCAAGGACGGCGGCGAACGCATCCTGCGCTGCGTCGGTGGCCCCACGTGCGTGGCGAAGAACCGCTACGGCATCACCGACGAACTGCCGCTCAGCTGGGCGGCCTTCGTGCAGGCACTGACTCCTCACATTTCATCCGGCGCGGAGGGGCAAGGCTAGGTCTGCTGCGGCGTGGCATGGCGCGGATATTTTCACAACACAACATCTCACCTCACCCAAAGGAATCAGCACATGGCGAACCTTAACGGATTCAACGCTAACGATGTGGAACCCAATGCCGACTTCGAGCCAATCCCTGCAGGACGTTACTTGGCAGTTATCGTCGACAGCGGAATGAAGCCGACCAAGGCCGGCACCGGCAGCTACCTGCAGCTCACCTTTCAGATCATGGAAGGCCCGTACAAGAACCGTTTTCTGTGGGCGCGGCTCAATCTCGACAACCCGAACGAAACGGCGAGGAAAATCGCACAAGGCGAATTGTCCGCCATCTGCCGGGCCGTCGCAGTGCTCGCTCCGAATGACAGCTGCGAACTGCACAACTTGCCGCTCGTGATAAACGTTCGCTGCAAAAAGCGGTCGGACACCAACGAAATCACGAACGAAATCAAAGGCTTCGCCAAGAAGGAGTCGCCGCCGAGCGCTCACTCCGCACCGGCTGCGGGGTCTGCTCCTCCTTGGAAGCGAGGTGCGTAATCAACGTGGTAAGTCTGGGTAAGTCAAGGTCGGGCACGTCGAGGAATTGGCGGGGCGATCTGCGGTGCGGAAATGCAAGCCGTGGTCTGGCTTGGCGAGGTCTTTACTTTTTTAGGAGAAATGTATGCAGGCAGCGATGAATGGTCGAAGCCAGGTGAAGCGTGGGCTGGGACCCGCGGTCACCAATGGCGCGAGCGGTAGTATCGAGCTATCGATTCCGTATCGCGTTGAACTGACGATCCGAGGCGATGCCGATCTCTTGTTCCACCGCTGGAACTGCGAAGCGGTGGAAGCCAAAGCGAAGGCAGCAAAAGGATCGGCGGCCAAGAAAACCGACGACGTGGAGTCCTACGTCTACCGCAACGGGGACAACGAACTGTGCATCCCCGGCGAATACCTGCGGCAAGCGATCATCGCCGCCGCGAAATACCGGCAGGACCCGCGCTCGCCGCGCAAGAGCGCCATGGACCTGGTGAAGGCCGCGGTGGTAAGCCTGACGCCGCTGGCGAGTCTGGGCGTCACCGACTGGGACTACGAACACCGCTGCCGGGTGCAGGTGCAGCGAAACGGCGTGACGCGCGTGCGACCGGCGATCAGCGCGGGCTGGTCCGCCACATTCCTCTTGATGGTGAATCTGCCCGAGTACGTGTCGAGCGGCATGCTGCACGGACTGGCGAGCGACGCCGGTCGCCTGATCGGCATCGCCGATTTTCGTCCGACGTATGGGCGGTTTCAGGTCACGCGGTTCGAGATTCTCGAACATTGATGATTCGAAACGGCGGGGTTTGGCACGTCTTGGAGAGGCGAGGTTAGGCACGGCATGGCAGGGTTGTTTTCTGCCAGGAGAAAACGAGATGGAGTTCGAACTGCCATATCCGCCCAGTGTGAATCACTACTGGCGACGTGTGGGGCACCGCACGTTGATCAGCCGCGGGGGTCGCGTATTCCGCCAAGCGGTCTGCGCGATCCTCGCGGCGGCGAAGGTGCAACCGCTGTTGGGACCACTGGCAGTTGAGGTCACCGTTTTTCCGCCGGATCGACGCCGGCGCGATATCGACAACCTGCAAAAAGCCTTGCTCGATGCGTTGCAGCACGGTGGGGCCTATCTCGATGACAGCCAGATCGTGCGGCTGACCATCGAGCGAAGCGAACCCGTCGCCGGCGGCAAAACCATCGTGCGGATCAAGGAGCACTCGCGTGAGTGAAGCACCGGAGCTGGTCGATCACCCCGCCCATTACGCCTTCTCGAAGATCGAACCGATCGACGCGATTGAAGCTTGGGAGCTTGGGTTTCACCTGGGCAATGCCGTGAAGTACATCGCCCGCGCGGCGCACAAGGGACAGCGACTGGAAGACCTCAAAAAGGCCCGGTGGTATTTGGACCGCGAGATCGGACGACTGGAGCATCCCTGAAATGAACATCAAACAACGCACCTGCCTGAAGTGCAGCAAGCCGTTCGATTCGGTCGGCCCGGCCAATCGCATCTGCCGGCGCTGCCAACAGATCAACAATCGGCTCACCGGAAACACCGAAGCGCAGATGAAAAAGCAGCGTGGCGAAAAGCGTCGCAACGGAGAACCGCTCGAATGATGGAACTGCGTCCTTACCAACAGGCGGTCAAAGCCGCTGTGTACGAGCATCTGCGCACGCAGGACGACAACCCCTGCGCCGTGGTGCCGACCGCCGGTGGCAAGACGCCCATCATGGCCTCGATCTGTAAAGATGTGGTGGGGGCTTGGAACGGGCGGGTGTTGATTCTCGCCCACGTGAAGGAACTGCTGGAGCAGACGGCCGATAAATTGCGGGCGGTGTGTCCCGAGGTGCAGTTCGGCATCTATTCCGCCGGTCTCAAGCGGCGCGATACGGCGAATTCGGTGATCGTGGCCGGCATCCAGTCGGTCTACAAACGGGCCTGCGAACTCGATGCGTTCGATCTGGTGATGGTAGATGAATGTCACCTCATTCCGCAGGAAGGGGACGGCATGTATCGGCAGTTCCTGGCCGATGCCAAAGTCCTCAACCCAGCGCTGCGGATCATCGGGTTCACCGCCACACCGTTCCGTCTGAAGTCGGGACCGATCTGTACTCCCGAGGGTTTTCTCAATCATGTCTGCATCGAAGTCGGTGTCCGTGAACTGATCCGCGACGGCTACTTGTGCCCGCTGATCACTAAGGCCGGCAGTAACAAGATCGATACCGCCGAGTTGCACATTCGCGGCGGCGAGTTCGTGGCCGACGAGCTCGAGCACCTGATGGATGAGCCGCGCTTGGTCGCGTCCGCCTGCGGTGAAACGGTCGGCTACGCCCAGGAACGTAACGCCGTGCTGATCTTCGCCAGCGGCATCAAGCATGGCCAACATATTGTCAGCACCTTGGCCAAGTCGCACGGCATCGAATGCGGCTTCGTGACGGGCGACACACCGACCAAAGATCGCGATGCCATTCTCGGCCGTTTCCGGCGCGGCGAGCTGAAGTATCTCTGCAACGTCAACGTGCTGACCACCGGCTTCGATGCGCCGCACATCGATTGCGTGGCGCTGGTACGGCCGACGCTTTCGCCGGGACTGTACTACCAGATGGTCGGTCGCGGCTTCCGGCTCCATCCGGCCAAACAGAACTGCCTGGTCTTGGATTTTGGTGGCAATGTGCTGCGGCACGGCCCGGTTGATGACCTGAAGATCAAACCGGCGTCTCTCGGTGGCGGCGATGCGCCGATGAAGGAATGCCCCGAGTGCCTGTCGATCATCGCCGCCGGCTACGCTCGTTGTCCCGATTGCGACTACGAATTCCCTCCGCCGGAGCGCCAGAAGCATGATGCCAAGGCGAGCGAGGCCGGGATTCTGAAGGGTCAGGTCAACGACGTCGAGTACGAAGTTCACGACGTCGCCTACAGCGTGCATACCAAACGCAATGCGCCACCGGACGCGCCTAAGACGCTGCGGGTGACGTATCGCGTCGGCCTCAATCACTGGCAGAGCGAGTTCATCTGCGTCGAACACCAAGGCTTCGCGCGACAAAAGGCAGTCGCCTGGTGGAAGAAACGCTCTCCCGATCCGGTCCCCGATTCGGCCGAACGTGCCGTCGAGATCGCGGCGGGCGGTGGGCTGGCTCACACCGAGCAGATCACCGTCCGCAGCATCGCCGGCGAAAAGTACGACCGCATCGTCGCCTGCAAGTTGGGCCCACTGCCCGAGTCCGTGCCCATCGGTTCTTTCGGCGGCTACGACCCTGACGAAATTCCCTTTTAAGCGAGGAAGGAGCAAGCGTCTTGAGCGAGATTGCGCTGTCCTACCTGCGTGCCGGTTTATGCGTGCTCCCTGCCATCATTGCGGAGAAGCGCCCCGCGCTATCGGGCTGGAAACAATACCAGCAGCGGTTACCGACCGAACGCCAGGTTCGTACCTGGTTCGCCGAGGATTTGCCATTGTGCGTCCTGGCCGGCTCGGTGTCCGGTCAATTGGAAATGATCGACTTCGATCATGGCGGTGAGCTGTTCGAGCAGTGGCGGGAATTCGTCACCACCGAAGCGGTCGGCCTGGTCGAGAAGCTGGTGATTGAACATTCGCAATCGGGTGGGCGGCACGTTGTTTATCGCAGCGCCGTCGCCATCCCCGGCAACCGCAAGCTGGCGCAGCGCACCGTCATCGTTCCCAGCGCCGAGCCGGTGGTGATCGCGGGAAAACGCTATGTGCCGCGGAAGGTGGGCGAGCGGTACGAAGTCACCTGCACCTTGATCGAAACGCGGGGCGAAGGTGGACTCTTCCTGTGCGCCCCATCGCCTGGCTACCAACTGGAGCAA